CTGTCCTGCTCGTCTGGTTCTTGAAATTCGTCAGGATTGGTTATATCGTCCATTGCTTCACCTTATGGAATCTTGGAAGGGGTCACTATAGTCTACAGTAGCCAATGGTAACGCAGGAATTGCTAATTGTTCTGGTAAAAAGTTTCGATACAGACTTGCACCCAAAGTGCCAAGGCCAGCCGCCCCTGCTGTACCAGCAAGCGCAGAAATATCAGAACCACCATAATAAAGTTTGCGCCAATCACTTTTTTCCATTATTGGGCTAAGTGCTTGGGTGTAACCTGATTCCTTATGGGCGGTTAACGCATCCTTCATTTCACTCCAAGACTGCCTTGGTAATTTTCTAAAATCTGGATGTGCAAATTCATGCGGCTCCAAGCGCTGCCGGTAAACATCCCATTTGCGCCACTGCTCTGGAAATAACTCAATTGATGGATTAACACCTCTAGATTCATCAACATAATCTACAACCCGCTTATAAAACGGGTTGAAATCTTGAAATTGTTTAGGTTCGTATGCTAATCTTTCTGGTGTTGCAATGCTGGGTATTTCATTTAATTTGCCAGTTTTCATGCGATATTGTCTTGCAAGAGAAGACCCACCAATTACATCAATTGCAGCATCCTCAACTTGTTTAACTGGCTTTCCTAAAATTGCCTCTGTTGTTGGTTCAACATTTAGTTGACCCGCCATTCGAGTCCTAAAAGCATCACCAACTAATGGGTCATCAAGCATTCTTTCGTAAGAATTACGAATCATATGCAAATCAACTGCTGAAGTGTTTGCTTTTTCTAAATTTAGCCAAGGAGTACCAAGCGATGCTGTTTTGGGACCCAGCCCTGGCACTTGATTCATCACTCGAATTGTCACATCCCGCATGGTTTCACCAGGGGCCATTTGAAACATTTCTGGTTTATCTATAAGCAATTTTGCCAAATTAGCTTGATTGCTTAAATTTGCCGTGCCAAGGACTCCCATCCCTCCCCTTGATGCCGCCTGCACGCCAGTTTGAAGTTGTGCTGTTTTCTTTAGACCAGGCTCATCAACCCTATTTGCCAAAGCCTTCAACTCATCCATATTGGTAAGTCTCATTCTTTGGCCAAGAAATTCATTTGGTGTTAATGGTGCATTTGGTGATAACAGGGCAAAATTTAACCTGTTAAACATATCAACTTGATCTGGATTAGTAACTTCATGCGTTCTAATCAATTTTTGCATTAACTTGTCATGCAACTCTTTAGGCAATGATGTCGGATCAATGTTATTGGCTTTCATCCAAAACATATCAGGCACAGAAAATTTACCCTCAAGTCCACCAGGTATCAAAATTTCACGCCCAGTTGTAAAATCTTTGATTGATGGGCCATCTTCCTTTATAGCAAGAGGCTTAGGTTCAGTCACAGTCATATTGACACCATGCATATCACCCCAAGCCTTCCAATCACCTTCAGAAGCACCAGCTCCTGGTGTTGCTGCTGGCTCTGCCCTCATTGCTTGCCGAGTCGCCCCAGCTTCAGAAATTACTGATTTAGGTATAACACCAGAAATCTTAAACGCAGGACTTTGCATCAATGATCTGGTTATATCTTCTTCACCAGCACCAACCAAAGCATTGATACTGTCTGTATTTCTTGGAACACCAGTCTTGTTTCGTTTAGCTTCAAATGCTTGAATTGCTAAATTTTTGTCATTACCTTTTAATTTTTTAAATTCTTCGCTGGAAATCAATTTTTTGTACCCTGGCAAATCTTGTAATGCTACTTCAGCCAATGGTTTTGGGGCAATACTTTCTATGGCCTGCGACAAACTAGGCTCCACAGCAAACAAAGGTTGAGGCACGATCTTGCTCATCATGCTGCCTGGTCTTTGCCCCATCAGCGTTGCCGCCAGCTCCTCGCCCACTATGCCACCGACCTTTTGCAACCCTCTAACCGCTGGCATCGGGTTCATAGGCGCAAACGATGCCGCCTGCCCAGCCACTTGCCCAAGCCTCGATGTCGGGGCCATAGGCAACTCTTTTAGAAAATGCTCTGTTGTATAAGGCAGTTGCGCTGGCGGCTCATAACTTACATCGCCAAACATCTCCATCGGACTGGGAGACCTGACAAAATTTGCAATGTCAGTAGGGGTTCCCATCGTCCCAGCAAAGCGCCCACGGGTAACATCAACAGGCAAATTAAGCGCATCCCTCGGATCGCCACGCCGATACCTATTCAACTGGGGGTAAAACCCAAATGCCGCCCCACCAAATAACCCATCTGCCATGCTTTAAACCCCACTAATTATGTCAAGAGGCTCCCACTCCTCGGAGTCGTCCTCTTCCATATAAGAAGTCACCGCCAACTGGTCTATATAAGACAGTGCATCGGGCAAGTCATCATGCACGCCTTGCGCTGGAAACATCAACAACTGATCGACAAACTCGCCCCAGTCCTCATCACTATTCAAAACAATCCTACCATGCTCGAAGCGGCCCTGCAAGGCCCATATTATACGGTCAGCTTTTTTCCGGTTTCCATGCGTCAAATCCGCAATGTGTGCGTGAATGTTGCTCTTTCTCATCAAATCGCTTAAGTACGGCAGCACCGCATTCTTAAGCGCCCCCCTCTCAATCCCAATACTTAACGGCCTGTACTGCCGTATCGCCATCAAGATGTTCACCGCAGTCGTCCTAATATCCCACCTCCCATGCGTGATCTTCTGCACAAACCACTTCCCATCATCCATCACCTTCACCACACAAATCGCACTCTCATCCAACCTCTTCTTCGCATTCCCCGCCTGCTTTGCCACCTCCTCAAACCCCGCCAAATCAACCGCTATAAAATAACTGCCCACATCTTTAGGCACTTGCCCATACTTAACCCACTCCTCCCGAAATACGTCCGACCCCGCATTACTGAAACTCGCCATGTACTCCTGCTTGAACGCAAAACTCGATAACGTCCTCTTCGCACTCTCAATCTCATCCGGATCAATCAGCGGGTTGTCCTTGGTCGTGAAATGCCACGACTTCCAGTCTGGGTCCGTCCCATCTTCCCCCAACTTGAAAATGTCGTAAAACCAGTTCCTACCCTTGGGGCTAGAAATAAACAACGCCCTGCCCTTCTTGTCCGACAAACTTGCCCTTATCACTTGCTCCCACGCCTCTGGCTTAATATCAGCTACCTCGTCCAATACCGCATAGGTTAAACTTACTCCCCGCAAGGTATCGGGCCTGTCAGCCCCACGGACATAAATTCTCGCCCCATTGATAAGCGTAATGTCCAAGTTGTTTACATGACTGCCCTGTATCACCTCCCGCCCAAGGTCTAACAACAAATCCCAAATGATCTGCCTTGACTGACCCATCGTGGGCGAGACATACAACACCGCCGACCCCTGTGGACACCGCAGCCCCTCAATCAACAACGTGATCGCCGCAATCCTGCTCTTGCCACAGCGCCTGCCTGCCGCCACAACCTTGAACCTCGTCTTGTCCGCATACACCTCTTGCTGCCACGGTAAAAGTGAAAAATTTAAATCAGACATCCGTCACATCCTCCAACAACTTTGGCTCCTGACCAATCCCCGTAATGTTGATCGTGATCGCTGACCTTTGCCCCTTGTCCTGGTCAAACAAACTCACCGGCAACGTGCGGTCCAAACACATCTTCAGCGCCGCCATCTGCCCAGGATGCTCATCATTAAGCGCAATCTCAATCACCTTCTGCGCCACATCCTTCCCGCCAGATCGAATCATCAACTCCTTTAACTCCTTGAGCCTCATCGAGTCCGTCTTCGGCAGCGTTGCCGGGGGATTGGCCGCATACCGCTGAATCGTCATCTTCACAGACCCCTTGGGCCTGCCACCTTTGTTCTTTTCCACTTTTGCCCTTTCGGAAGTTGTTGTCCCATTTTAGCTTTTTTCTGTGGAGGGGATGTACCATCGAAATCTTTGCGTCAGCGCCGACACCCCCCCCATCACGAAAAACAGAAAAAGCGTACAAAATTAGGGTTTTCCCCTACTGCTACTTAATACAGTGTCCATTATGTTAACCGAACACAAAGTTATCCACAGAAAAAGTAATACCAAAATGTTACTAAAAAAGTTATCCACAAGAATCTGTGGATAACTATGCACCGAATTCTGTGGATAACTTTTTGAACTGATGCGCCGATCTGGTTTGGCAGGACCATCTGCATAAAGGTCAGATGGTCCTTTCTCCATACACTTGTGTACGGAGACACCATACACTTATGTACGGAGACACCATACACTTATGTACGGAGACTCCATACACTTATGTACGGAGACACCAATACACTTATGTACGGAGACACCAATACACTTATGTATTGATACATAGCTTTATCCTATCAACAATCACAAACCGATAGCAACTTACAACACTGACAAGGTTATGCATTTTTTGCATAACCTTAGTTATTCGTAATTATTGTGTGTTGATACGCTGCAAGAATACTCACCAAACGCACTACGATTGTCTTGGTTGCGTTATTTATGCTCATGCTTATGTAGCCCTAAGAATTCGTTTAAATCCATCTGCGGCCTGTATCCAGCGTTCCATAAAGTTTGGTATGCATCGATGATGTTATGGAATCCTCTGGTAATGTTTCCTTCACCAGCGCATACCATGACAACTTTGTCTGGTAAGGTCAATTTTCTATAAAAGAATTTAGAGTTTATGCTTGGTGGTCTTCCATTAGGTTTGCCATTTGGTTTATTAGCCATTTAAATAATCCTCAATTAGTTTAATCCCTTCAGTTGTTGATCTTGCGATAAGGCACAGATAACCTTTGGAATTAAGTTGTTTAGATAATTCTGTTTGTTTGATACTCATTATGCCTATATTAGTTTTCATTTCAATAAACAATCCATAAAATCCTTTGGTTGGCTGCAAGACCATAAGGTCAGGCATTCCAGCTAGGACTCCTTCATGGGCCAAGCGCAGGCGTTCAGTTGCTGATCTGTTGCCGCCGTTGGGTATTGCGGCCACGATGATGTCTGGATGGAATGCCCTGATGTACTGCACCAGTTTGACTTGTTCAGAGTGTTCGATGTTTTTGCGTTTCAAGTGATCCACCAGTCTGCATTTTCTGTTGCTGATGGTTTAGCCTGGAACATTGTGCATCGGTGTTTAATGTTGATAGGGAATGTGGCAAGGCTTGTCTGACTGCACTGCTGCTCATCCCATGAGACTGTTGCCCAGTTGTTCTTGATCTTGACCTCTTCAAACATCCAGTGTGATGCTGTGTGGTTGTTCTTTCGCAGTTTTTCAAACTGATCTGTGGTCATGCTCATACGCTGTCGTTGTTTTACCGGTTTACAACAATTTTGGCACAAAACCCTGTCATCTTCGACCCATTCATCAGATTGTGGATAACCTGTGGATAACTGCTTAACTTGTTTGACCATCAAAACTCTCCAAAAGGGGTAAAAAGTAAACCGGTATGACTTAAGCAAATTTACCGGTTTACCTGTTTACTTTTTACCATGCACAAAAACGCTGATTGGTCTGTGGATAAAGGGGTCTAAAGACCCCCTTTATCACAACAGAACCCACCCTTATCTAAACCGGTATACCGGTTTACTACCGGTTTACTACCGGTTTACCGGTTTACTTTACATCACTCCAACTTGGTCCATCCAGCAGCCTGTGTTGCTGGTGCAAATCGCTGGAATACTGCCGTTCCAACTGACTTCCTTGAATAGCTTTGGTTTGCTTTTGGAACTGCCTCAAACACTTCAGACCACTCCAATTGGTGCATTGATAAGAGTTCTTTTGGCACTACTGGCCTGCCAGAGCCACGGCGCATGATGACACCTTGAGGGTATTTATTTATGATTGACTGTATGTAGCTGCAAACCTCATCACACAAATCGATGACAATTTGTTGTCGTTTGTCGTTCTGTTTGTCCTGTTTGGCGGCGATTCGTTCATCTTCCGAGGACATAACTGGGATGGCGACACGGCAAATGATCTCTTGCATATCGCCGTCCTTGGTGATGACTGGCTCACAGAATGTATGGCTATTGAACTTTATTTCTCTAAATTTTGGCTCGTAACGGGTCTTGGTCAACTTTAAATAACGCTGATTATCTTCATCCATAAATAGAATCCCGGTAAGGGTTGCGTCACCTGTAAAGGCACTTGCTCCCCTGGCCATTGCGTCCGAGTCTTGTCGTGATATTGTTTTGTTCGTATGCGTCAATATAACAACTGGTGTTTTTTGTTGGACAAATATGGTCTGCTTTAATGCGGCAATATATGCACCGACTTCAGAGTTATCATTCTCATTATCAATATCCATTGTACTGTTTGCAGTATCAAGCACAAGTAATGGTCTGACATTATCAACTGTATGTATTTCTATATTATGTGCAAGTCTTAATAAATCTTGGACATTGGACCTTCGAGCATCGATGATGACAAACCAGTCGTGCAAGTTTTGGATGTTGAAATGTTTACTGTAGGCAAACAGTGTTCGGATAACTTGGTCCGAGTCTTCGGTGACGATGATTGATTTTCGTTTGCGCTTGGCGTGCAATTCGCAGCCGTCAACCGTGAATCCTGCCATGACGATGCACAGGGACAGGACAGCGGTGGTTTTACCTACACCAGGCTGGCCTGCAAGAATAAAGAAGCTGTGGGCCATAAAGCCTTCAAGCAAGTAATCAATTGGGGCAAGGCGTGACAGATCAAACGGTAACTCTGGCCACGCTGGTGACTCTATAGCGAAAGGCTCATCAGGTGAGCCAGTGCTAGGCTCACTAGGCAAGCGTTGATTGATGATGTTGGCAAAGTCTTCAACCGCTGACAGTCTTTGGCTTTGCTTGGTCTGGGGTGTCCAGCCACTATCTTTAGCGTACTTGAACAAGGTTCCGATGCCAACACCTTTTCCTTGGTGGAAAGATTTCCAGTGCGCTTCGATGTCAGCATCGCCTTTGAACTTGCTGCCTGCTGCTGACCACCTGGCCCAGGCGCTACGGCCTTGGTCCCCAAAGGCTGTGTGCAGCGCTTGGCCAAGTTCTATCCATTGGTCGTAGTCGCAATCTGGACTGATGTGGTGCAAAGCCTCCAAAGCCCTCTGGAAATCATCAGATGGGCTTGTAAGAGGGTATTGCGTCATGGGTGGTGAGGTAGCAGCCGTTGGTGGTGGCGGTGCGTTCACAGCGTGCTGAGCTGTGATGCCCCAGTCGGTCAGTAGTTGGTACAGATCGACAGGCTCACCCAGTGAGCCTACCAAGGCGTTGCCGCTAAGTAGCACCGACTTGCCTGCACTGTTTGGCAGGCCAAAGACTTCAACCTCTTGACCGTTTCCAAGTTTGTATTTCGGCAGGATTTGGTCAATGGTTGGCAGGGCGTTGGCCCAGACAAATATATGTCTGCCTTTGCCTGAGACTGACACCTCGGTCAGCATCCCCTTGGACTTGACATCCTTGGCCATTGCTTTGATGGACTGATGTGTGGGTCCATCGGACCTCTTCATGTCCACATCTAGGCAGACAAGATAACTGCCGTTTTGGAGGATGGGGGCTTGCTGGACAAGGCCAATGTGCTGGCCCTGACCGTGGGGGATGGCCTCCATAGCCCAGATGTCATCTGCGGTGTACAGGTCATCGGCTGGCGTGTCTCTGGCTACGCCTTGGCCTGTGCGCTTATAGGGAATCTTCTGGCTTGAGAATGTGCAAAAAAGGGCGTTTGGCGCTGCCTTAATGAGTTGCAGTGCGATAGCTTGCGACTGCGTGAACGCTTCGTTTTGAGTTAAAATTGACACTGAAATTCCTTCATGGGGGTTTCTTTGTAGTTGCTTTAAAGACCTGATGCTCAATACATCAGGTCTTTTTTTTGCATGGGATGTGAATTCTATTCCTTGGACTTTTCTTTGACTAGGCTTGGCGCTGACTGTTTCTCACCGATCAGGTCTTCGGACAGATCAAGTCCCAGCTTGATGACTGCTGCCGGTGACTTTAACTCCCATGCTGTTGCGTAGTGTTTTAAGGCCTCGGCCACCAGTTTCTCGTCCTTCCAGAACTTCATCTTGCGGCCTGCTTTCATGGCCCAGCCGGTGATCGTGCTGCCTTTGGTGATCTGATCCTTGGCAGCAGACTGCACGGCCTCGGACCAAGTGGCGGCAAGTGTTGCAAGGTCCAGCATCTCTGGGGTGA